TGGTCGCAACGTCCCAGCCTGCCAGAGCCATATAACCCAGTGCATCAGCGGATTCCGCTGCCGTGAAGCTGGTCGCCTTGCCCGCTGCACGCGCTGCATCGTTGAGTTTCTGGTAGTCTGCGCCGGTCGCACCGGCGATGGCCGCTGCGTTCGCCATGGACTGGTTAAACGTCGTGTAGGTTTCCACCGCAGACGCAGCGAAGTCCTTGACGGCAGATGCCGCAGCTTTCAGGCCGCTCGTGATGAGATTGGCCTTGACGATAGAGCCGATCAGGCTCTGTGCTTTGCTCGCGCTGCTCTGCAGCGAGCTGTCTACCTTGCCCGCAATCTTAACGGCGAGTTTGTACTCTTTTGCTATCTCGGCTCACCTCCTGCGCAATTTCAACCAATTCCGGGATAGACAGTGCCATGCACCAGTCCAGCCCGGTCATTGTTACCCGACTGAGCCGCACACACAGCCGCCGAACTTCCTTACTGTCGCCCGGCCTTACTCCGAGCCGAAAAAATAGCCGCCGACCTTAGTCTTGATCCTCGCACCCTCGCGTGCGGGCAGACCCTTGAAGAACTCGACCGGCAGGCCGGTGGCCTCGGCAGCCACGATGCACGCATACTCTACATTCAGCTCCTTGAGCGCGGACACGCTGCCGGAGCTTTCAAAAATGCGGTCACACTGGATCAGCTGCTCAGTGGTCATATTATCCAGCGCAGACAGGTCTACGCCGTCGTATTCCTTGCCCTCAAAGGTATAAGGATGAGCGAAGGTGATAACGCCCTCGCCCAGCGATTTCTTGTTGATCTCTGCCATGGTTGCTGCTCCTTTCTCTTAGCACAGCGAACGGATAGCCGACATAATATCCTTGCCGTTAACGACAAACACACCGTTCAGCTTGTCCAGTTCCAGTGCGGTCTTACCGTTGTTCTCGATCTTGATGTACGTTACCTCGAGCGTTACCGAGGACGACATCGGGCTGCCTGCTTTCAGGCTGCCACCGCTGATCTTCTTGGTGCTGCCGCGAACCGCGACACGCATACCAACGTGCGACTTGGTGCCGGTGCCGTCCGTGACCTGTACCGAGCCGCGCATGGTCAGGTCGATGATCTTGGTCGTGTCGAGCATCTGGAAGATGTCGCCGTACAGTACGCGGAACGGAACCTCCATCTCGATGGACGAGAAATGTCCGGGGTTGGTGGTTTCGTACTCACCGGCAATGCCTGCGCCCGAAATGGTTTCGGTCATTGCCTCGAAATCCGGAAGCGTTACCTCGTCGGACACGCCGATCAGCTTGCTGCCGCCCTTGTAGACGTTGAAGTCGTTGATGATTTCAGGGATATTCGCAATCGACATTATTCGCCACCTCCAGTCAGTGCAGATGCGATCGCGGTCGGGTCAAACTCGAGCGTAAACTCGATGCACTCCGCCGGATTGTACGGTGCAAGGGTCAGATGGAACTTGATCGTACCGTCGAGGATCTGCGTGGTCGGGTTCTCGTCCGAACGGAATTCACACTGATAAGCAGCACACGCACCGGCAGCCACATATGCGTTGCCGTTTACGTTCTCCGCGTCCACGATAGCCTCGATCATGCGGTAATTGGCCGGACTGTCCACGCGCTCGAAATACGTCTGGATGAGCGAGTTGCTGCGCCAGGTGAAGAACCGGCGTACCGCGATCCAGCGGTCCTTCGGGTCGGTGGTAGACGGATACGCGCAGGTGTTATTTCCCCATGCCTTAAAGCCGTTGAGATTCAGCACCGTACCGATACCGGCGGAGTTTACCACGTTCGCCTGTGCCTGATCGAGAATGACCTCGGTGCCGTCCTCCAGACACAGCCCGGTCACGCCGGGCAGGGACTTGTTGGACGGCGACAGGCTCGGCACATCGCCGTTCGCTGCATCGGTCGCAGCGGTCAGAGCGCCCATGATAGCCGAGAGCGACAGCCGGTAATTGCCCACCTGTGCCATCGGCCAGTAGGCGTAGGCGTGCGGAGAAGTCAGACCCTTGCTTTCCTTGACCTGCTTTACCGCATCGTAGGTCTGGGCACCCGAAGTGCCGCAGTCCACATCGAGAATGCACTCACACGAGTACACGCCGTTGATGTTCTCACACGCGCCCTGCATAACGGCTGCTACATTCGGGTCCTTGGAATAGCCCGGAGCCAGCAGCAGGCCGGGCGTCATGCCGAAACGCGGGTACACCTCACGCAGCTTGTCGCTGATAGCCGTGGTGATCTCAGCCGCGGTGACGGCCGTCTTGCCTGCGGTCAGCTTGATGGCCTTGTAGGTTACATAGACCTTAGCAAGCGCCTTTGCCGTCGCAGAAGTCAGCGTGACCGTTGCCAGACCGTCCTCATCGTACTCCACGGTGTAGTCCGTGCCTGCGACCAGCGGGTCGCCGCTGGTCTGCGCGCTGACGGTCAGCGTAGCTCGCAGCACATACGGGACAGGTTCCTGCTCTGCAGAAATAACGAAGCTGCCGCCGGTGACGGTCTGTTCGGTCGGCTTGCTGACGTTGGTGACGTGCTGCGCCTTGTTCGGATCGAGCACATTGACCAGTACAATGGGCGCCACGCCGAACAGCTCGAACGAAGCCTTGATGGACTGGTTAAGGGTAAACGCCTCGAAATTGGTATCATAGCCGAGTGCTGCGGCCGCTTCTGCATAGCTGCTGCACAGCCTGGGCGCGGTAACGCCTGTCAGATCGGCCAGCTGATAGATCGGCGCAGTACCGAAAACGACCTGCAGACCGGCGGTGCTGTTCGTCGCCGCCGACATACTGGTCGCCTGTTCACGGGTATATACGCCATGCTGATATGCCATGGTGATTTTCCTCCTTACATTATGTTAATGGATCTTCTATCCTCACACCCGGACAGCTGAACACCATATCCATC